GCACCATCATCAATTGCCTCTGTTGGAAGTGCAAAAGATGCCTGTTCAGGTTTTTGTACCTGAACTACATCTTTTTGACCGAGTGTAAAACCGAAAAGTTTTATTGCCATTATTCATTCATCCTAAAAAAATAAAAGTAGGGGAATATCCCCCACTTTTATACCACAGCGTCTTCAGCCGATTCCCACCATTGGTAGGAAAGAGTTACGGTGAATTCTTCAATCGCATCGTTTGAACCCCAATCTAATTCAATTGGAGCCAAATCGGTTGGAAACAAACCAATAAATTTATATTTCTTAATTGTATCACCTGCTTTACCATATTGGCGAACTTCACCATCAACAGTATAACTAACAGGTGTTTGAGCTGCAGGATTACGAACATTCAATGAATGACTGTTTATACCATTCATCCATCGTTCAAATGCGTTACGAATAACGAAATCTTCATCATTGATAACATTGATTGTCCAATCGACAAATGTTCTGTTGCCTACAAATTTTAATTCACGACCAAAATAATTTACAGGCACAATACCAAGTGTTGAACCTGGTAACTGTGCGCTACGACACATGAATGTTGTTTTTTGTTGTGCTGTTCCTGGGGCTGCAAAGTTAGGAAATGGTAGCGACACCTCAAATAAATTTGGGCGGGCACCATCTCCAGTCATCTGAGAGCGGAATTGATTTACATTAAATGCCATTTGATTTCTCCTATCTCTCTATTTATTAGAATCGTCCAACAATTTCGTCAAATGATACACCGGTACGGGTAGCAACGAAATTAAGTTGGATGAAGTTGATTGAACGAGCAGGCTTAATGTAAATGTCACCAACAAAACGATTTGTATCAATAACTTCAGCTGTATTATTTGTAGTGTCACAAACAACACGGAAGTCATAGATGCCACGGCGACCTTGAACATCACGCAAGAACGGCTCAACTAAGTTAACAAATTGAGCTCTTGTGAAGTCGTCATTAAATTCAAATAGTGAAGAACGAGCAGCTCTAGCAACAGCCTTCTCTAACACAATGAATAAACGGCGAACATTAATGCGGTCAAACGCAGATGGTTTTGTTAAGAAAGTTTTATCACCATAAAGAATTGTACCTTCACCAGGGAATGTTACAACTGGATTGATACCATTTTTATACAATGTATCTCTTTGTGATGTTGTTGGATTCCAAGAAAGTTTAATTACATTCTTGATTTGTCCACGATTAATACCTGCAGGTGAGAACCATGGATCACGTTGCAAATCTGTTCTTGCACATAGACCGGCTATATCACCATTTAATGGTACATAACGATATACATCATTGTACTTATCAAATTGATATTTCCAAGCAGAATCGCAAACCATATAAGAACTGGATAAAGAAGATAAAGTTGTTTGCCTAAAAGTTTGCAGAGCTGTAGTTTCACTACCTGAATTATCCACCACATCACTTCTTTGTGGTGAAATGAATACTATGCAATCTTTTCTACTTTCAGCTATAGCTTCAAGAGCGGTAATTGTTGATGATCCTGAAGTTTCACCAGCAAGAATAAAAGAAATATCAACAGTATCAGGATTATTAAATAAATCATAAGCTGTATTTCGGTTAGCGGCAGATGGAGCAGCAGTAACACCACCACTTAAAGTGTAGTCTGTTGAAGCCACTTTTGTGTAAACCAAATTGTCTCCAGCAATTCTACCCCAATTGGTGCCCTCTGATGGGTGTGATAACCACCAAATATATTTGGAACGATTATTGATTACATCTTTGTAGTAGTTGCTTGAACCGTCATCTGTTTTAGCATCACTTGCTTTAGAAACAAAAGAAAATTTTTCTAAAATAGTATTGGCAGTACCACTAATTCTACCTGTAGTGTCAAGAACTACAATGTGCATCTCATCATTAGCCAAACCAGCATTACTATTATTTCTAATTAAATATTCTGAGGTTGTTGGATTGCTGTCAAATTCGTCAGCATATTCCCAAGTGGCTAAAAGTGTAGTATTAGAATCGCAAATAGAAACTTTAAGAGAATTGCCTAAAAGACCTGGATATTTTGCACCAAAAACATTTGAACCAGAACCTGAAGAATGGTTATCTTCATAGTCAGAAGTATTTTCGATTAAAACACCAGTTCCAGTTGTAGTAGCATTAAATGCACCACTACCTATAGAACGTACAACTCGCAAGTCATTTGAATATTGTAAAAAATTTGATGCTGTGAAAAAGCTGGTGAATGTATTACTATCGGGTTTGCCAAATCTTTCGACCAATTGAACTTCATTTGAAATAGTTACTATTTCATTTGCAGGTCCCCATTGAAAATCTCCGGCAAAAGCACCAACAGTAGTAGAAACAGAAGGAATAGCTGTAGTAAGGTCAACTTCTGAAACATTCACGCCTGGTGATAGTTGAAAAGCCATAGTTTAATCTCCTTTATTTGCAGGCTGATATGCGTTTTTATGATGTATTTATGTTTTTATAAAATTGAGGATGGATACCCACGGTCTTTCACAAAAGACCATCTATTATTACCATCGTCAACAACTTCTTCTTTGATACCATCATCAAAAATACCTACAGGTGCAATATTTTCTTCAACCAATAAGTTTTGTTCTTCAACTAATCGCCTACGAATATCTCCGTTTGTCGTTTCTTTGAAAAAACTTTGTGCGGCCAACCAAGAAAACATAACCAAAGTCATGGCCATATCATCATGGTTGCCTTCTTCAGCTTTGTAAGTATCTTTATCTCTTGAAAATGTATATAGTTCCAACAAAGTGTCTTGGTCATTAATGATTAGTTTATCACTCTCTACCATGGCCTTAAAGTTGGCACAACCAATTTTCTTTACTGAAGTGGTTGTTCTAAGTCCAAAAGAAACTGATTTCTTAAAACCAGCTGAAATATGTTGACCTTTAATATTGTGGTGTTCTAACTTAAATATATTATCATATTCAAGGTCATAATGTAATATGTCTACTACCTGTTGACCAATGTTATTGGTTTCTGCAAGTATGAAAGCCTCATTGTATTTCATACCTGCTGAGTAGATAAGTGTTGGGTAAATTAAGGTTGGTATTTTATTGTTTCGATATTTTGCCACCTGTCGATAAGGTATGGATGTAACATCAATTACTGAAAATGCAGAATAGTCCAGACCAACACCTTCCGAACTATCTACTGTAATAACATACATGTGACCTTTTTGTGGATACTCATATACATCAAAACCATCAGACGATTCTATTGGAGTTTCATATGATAAAGCTTTAAGTTTAGCGGCAGAAATAAGTGTTGCGGTAGAACCAATAAACTCTGTTTCAAACTCTTGTCTGAATTGTTCTTCTGAGGTATTGCGTATTGTTTCTTCTTTCCACTTTTGATCACGGCCTGGCACCATAGACCAATGAACTTCAACTGGTTTATATAAACTTCTTTTTTCTGTGGCATCTTTCCACATTTTATAAAAAAGATTCAAACCATTTGGTGTAGAAACAATAATAACTTTTGTTGATTGACCAGATGAGATAACTGGATAGGTTGATGTAAAGAATTCTTCTGCAATATTATTAGGTACGAAAGCAAACTCGTCTAAGAATACTAAGTTATATGTACCGCCTCGAACACCAGCACCAGAGGTTGCGTATGCATATATCTTAGATTTGTTTTCTAACTCAATGTTACCTCTATTCCAAACTAAAATACCTTGTTGCATCCAAGTAGGTAAATATTCATAGGCATATTGTACTCTACCTAAAATTTCACGAGCAAGAGAACCTTTGTTGGCAAGAATTGCAATTGAATAGTTGTCATTAAACAAAACAGACCACAACATGTATCCAACTGTCGTGGTCGTTTTTCCAACCTGTCGTGGCATCTTTGCAATACAGAATCGATTGTTGTGGAAATCTCGCACCATATCTTCTTGGAACGGCCACATTTCAAAAGGCACAAGACCACGATCTACGTTAACGATCTTAACATAGTTTCTAATAAAATAAATAGGATCATTCATACACTTGGCAATTTCAATTAATTGCTCTTCCGTGTACGATATTTCAGTACCAGGTTTTTTTAAACTGGAGTTACCTAGGTAACCATCATCAATAGCCATTGTTTACTTTGTAAAACTTCTTAACATCCAGCCATGTTTTTGGTGTTGATCTAAAATATCTTGTAAAAAGTTACCTACTGCTGGCTCATTTGCATTTTCAGCAGCGGCAATACCAGCACGCAGATGAACCATATAACGATCATTACTAGTTTTTAAATCTTCAATCATGGCTAATGCATTTGGTACAGAATCTTTTTCTTCAATGTCGGATAGTTCCATCATTCTACTTAAAGATACTGGCGCATATGAATCTAAGGCTCGGATATGTTCTGCAATAGGGTCAACATTGCCATATACAGACTCATAAAAATCTCCTAAGAATCCATGATATTGTGCAAAATCAGGACCTTCAACATTCCAATGAAATGCATGTGCTTTAAAATACAACCCAAAAGTTGTACCTAAAATTGTTTTCATTTGTTCAATTAATGTTTCCATAGTATTCCTATTTATTAGACTTAATCATCTTGATTAAATCTTCTGTTGATCCTATAAACACCGCTTTATCAATATTCATATTGTTTGATTGCTTAGGTTCTAAATCTCTTTTTCTTTTTTGTACTTCCATTAAATCTTTATTCATGTCTGCCAAATGTTTTAACATGTTAGCAGCAACTTCGTATGCTCTTGGATGTTCCGATTCTTTAGCAACATGCAGTAGACCATCTATGGCTTCGTTGCCTTTGGCAATTAAATCACGAATATTTTCACGAGCAAACTCTGCATCGTTTTGAATAGGATCTAATATAGGTACTACTTCTGTGTGTACAGGTATTGGTTCTACATTTAATAATTCAGATAACTTCTCATTAGTCTTTTTCACTTAATTAACCCCAAGTTCCACCAGTAAAGTTTATATATTTCCAAATGTTGTTTGCACCATCGGTATAATTTTCTACGCAACGATAAAATTTGTCATTGTCAATAGAAATAAATCCTTCTCTATCTCCTGGATCACCTTTAGATGTTAAAGGTATTGGTGTATGCCATTGTACCACAACACCATCAACAGAAAAAACACCTGTAACAGTTAAATTACTAGTAGTAATATTTGAAGTGACAGCTAAATTACCAGTAATTGTACCACCATTAGCTGAAAGTTTTGTATTGGCACTAGCAAAGGCCGCATTAGCATAAACGCCAGCAGAAGTTACATTCTGTATTGACCTTTCAACGGCAGAATCTATTTGTGATAATGATGCTTTTTTAGTTGTACCTGTTTCGGTATCGTAGACAACAAAAAGTGTATTGGCTAAATTTGTTGATACAGTATCTAAAGCAGTTAATTGTGTTATTGTTTTACTTGCCATTTTTTATTCTTCTCTTATTCTAAGGCCTGTTTCGGTTATTAAATATTCACCAGTATTTGCTATGAGATAAGTTTCATCAAATCTTTCTTCAGAGAAACCAAACTCATCATCTGGCATAGCATCATAC